CTCGTTGTCCACGATAGCGTTGATGATCTCACGCTGCTCATGGGAGGCTGTTCTGAACTTGTTGAACAGTCGCATCTGCAGGCGCTCACGCACACCAGCAAGCTGCGAGTTGTTCAGTATTGCCTTTGCAAAGTCTTCTTGCCCTCGGTTTCTCTCGGTCATTATGTATTTGCCTCGTAGTCTGCTGAAAGATCTTTACCTGCTTCCTGCTCCATCTCGGTGAGCCTGAGTGCTACCCGAGCAGCCAGATCGTCGTAGTCGAACTGCTGTGCCACACCATCCTGCAGATCCTTGGTCTGTTGCTGTGATGCCTGCAACTGGATCTTCAAGAAGTTAAGCTCATTGGTAGTTTTCGTTTTGTAGTTCTCGAGCTGCAGCTTCACGCTCTGGGCAAGCATGTCCGCCCTGCCCTTCAGTGTCTCGGCATTCGCCATGTCGGACTGCGCCTTGACCATCGCAGCCTTCATCGCGTCCTCCTTCTCCTTGGCGACACGCTGCTGCTCAGTGATCTGCTTGCCTTTCTTCTTTCCCTCAGGTGACTGCGGGTCAACGAAGTATCGATCAGGGTTCTTCACGCCACTCAGGTTAACGGCATCAGTGATGGCACTGTATGCCTTGTCCTCATCGAACATGACTGAGCCTTGAGCCGACAGCTCTCTCTGGAAGGTAATCACCTCACGCAGCACACTCGACTGTCTGGCGCGCTCTGCATAGGAGCTGCCGATCTGGATGGTCACGCTTGTCCGGGTCTTCCATTCACTCGGGACAGTTGTCAACCACTTGCCGCCAACACGAGCTGAGATCTCGCCTGTGTGGCGCTCACGCAGGATGTTATGCAGTTGCACAAAGATACCGCGTACCAGTGTCTCGCCAACCGTGCGCCCCATCAGCGCGTTGTTAAGCTCCATCGCTGTCATGATGCGGCCTTGGATCTGCTGACCATCACCAGTGAAGTTCTGCATCTTGTTGGTGATGTCGATCGCGCCACCGCCACGCTCAGAGCGCTGGTTGTCCATGTACTGCAGCATTGTGTAGCTGGAGTCAGGCACCTGTGGATTCGGCATCTCAACAACCGAGTTGGTATTCTCCATGCGAACCACGCCACCTGTGCGAGATGTCAACAGGTCATCGAGGTTGACTTCGCCGGTAACGACACCGATGCGAGGATTGGTTGAGAGCTGGGTACCATCGATGATGGAGCGGGTGATGGGTGTCTTGCTTTCCTGAATCTGTTTCAGCCTGTCATACAGCGACACGCCCTTGTACTTGTGCGGAACGATGATCGCGGTGCCACCAACCAGCGGCACAGACTTCCACTCATCATTGCTCAACAGGGTCTTGTCACAGATCACAACCTTGCGGCGCTCTGCAATGCCATCACCGTCGAAGTCGATCAGCGGGTAGCACTCATGCACACGGATCATCTTGGTTGACTTGTGGCTGCTCGAGTAATCGACCTCTTCCTGTTGCCGAGAGCGGGATGACTCCTCGATGCTCTGATTGTACTCAGGCAGCTTGTTAATGATGTCCGGGTCGAAGCCCTGCTCGATCAGCGAGGAGGCAGTGACGATGTCTTCATGCGCAACGAAGCGCACATCATGCAGCACCGGGGTATCGTGATCACCGGATACAATCACATGCTCAGGGGCTACCGACTTGCACACCGGCTTGCCGATGACCGTGGTGCGCTTGATCTTGACCGTGTACTTATCTTGAGCGGCGAGGAGAGCGGCTTGGATCTCCTGCATTGACTGAGGATCTTGCATGGCAGCATCGGCAGCTTCCGGGTCAAGCATCTGGGCAGCGTTGATCATGTCAGCCTGCTCAGTGTTGCCCTCCTCGACCATCTCCTGCTCGATAACCTCTACGCTCTGCATCTCACTCTCTGGCTGCAGCACCATCTGCAGTGCCAGCTCAGGCACGTTCTCGAATGTCTCGTACTCAACGTATGCACGTTCATCCCAGTATGCCTTGGCCGTGCAGTTGCGATGCAGAAACGAATCCTTCAGCGCCGTCACCAGCAGCTCGTAGCCACCGTACTCTTCCATGAACAGGTAGTTGACCAGCTCTGATTCCATGCGCGCCTGATCTTCATCGCGCTCATCCTCAGGCTCATAGAATGCAATCATGTCAGTGGTGAAGGTCGGCATGATCTCGGCGACCGTAGCTTCCACACCATTCATCACATCCATCGACACGAAGCGCGAGGCGTTTGGATCTTTGGCCTTACTGCCTGTCAGTGCCGGCCGGCGTCCGAAGTAATAGTCCAACGGCACCGAGATGTCTGCATCATTGTCAGAGGCGACTGAGCCACCTATGCCACGAGATATCTCGTCGGTGCAGTAGTTGACCAGCTCATCCTCGGTCATCGACTGGATGACATCGGCTTCACCCTGCGCCTCGAGATCCTCGACCGCGGCATCCTCTTCAGCTCTCATATTTTGCTTAACGACTGCGTTCATCTCAGCTCTCCTGTTGCAAGGCTTCTATCTGTGTGAGTGTTTCTGACATCTGCTGGTGTTCATCCATTAGCACTTTACGTTCACCGACGCCAGCCTCGTATGCGGCCAGCATGTCATTGTAGGTGTAGTCTGGCGAGCCGGGGTTGCCGTCGTTCTTGACGTACTCGCTTTCCCATTCGACAAACCGATTGGTTATTGTTTCGCTCATGTGTTCACTGCCTGATTCCAATCATGGCCGGCATGATCAGTGATGGTGAGGTTGCTCTGAGCGAACTGCAGAAACGCATCAGCGCCGTTGCTTGCCCAGTCATGATGAGGTGAGTTGTGATACACATCGTCATCCTCACTGTATTTGTACCGATAGTTACACAATGCCTCATATCCTTTGACCATGCGCCGTGATCTGGTGCGCATGTCCGGGTCATTGCATTTGTAGTAGCCATCGCAATGCTCCTCCTCATCGTTGATGTCTTTGCCGAGGTGAAACCAACACTTCGGGAAGATGTCACGGCCAAGCTCCAGCGCAGTGTTCTTGATCTGAATGCGTGGCACGATCTTCACCGGCCGCACTCCGCCATCCTGAAACTGTTGCTTGATGTTGCGCTTCATGCCCAGCCGATCATGGTCTGCATCATGCGGCATGAAGTGCATTGAATACAAGTATGAGCGGCTGCGGACGAACTGCGTGTAGTATTCAACCTCCTCGAGCCTGCCCTGAAAGTAATCGATGAAGCGATACTCTTGGCCGACACGCTGCACGAACCAGATGGCTGTCTCGTCATTTTTCCCGAGGTCAAAGAAGGTCATTGTCTCGCAGTTCTTCTCGATCGGTACAAAGCACAGCCGGCCATCACGATGCACCTGAGCCACCTGCTTACCAAAGATTGCACCCTCGGCCAGCTTCTTCAGCTCACCGCCCCACACATGCAGGAACTTCTCGTAGTCGGTTGCCTTCATGTGCAGCAACTGATCCCACAACACCTGAGGCAAGTACGGGTTGTCGAGGTAGCTGGTCTTCAGTACCAATGACCGGGGTGGCGGCACACCGGCTGCGAACAACTGGAACACATGGTCGAACCTGAAGCGTGTGTTGAAGCTCACCCAGATCTCACTGCCGTCCTTCCTGATCGTCGGGTCAATGATGTCCCAGCTTGCCTCGCTGAGACTGTGTCCCTCTTCGATCCAGCAGATGTCGATGCCTTCAGTTGAGCGGATCTCTTCCGGGTTGGCCTTGACACCGAGGAACATGAACTCAGTACCGTTAGCGCCGTAGATGCCCTGCTGTTGCACATCATAGAAGCCGCGGAGGTCAAGCAATCCTATCTGGTCATTCAGTAATCGATGCACGGACTGCTTGATGGATTTCTGCAGCTCACGAGTGCAGAGAATGCGCAGTGGCTTGCCCCGGCCGCGCATCAGCAGGTTGCGCCCTATCGTCCAGCTCCGGGCTGCGCCTCGTCCGCCGTACATGATCTTGTAGCGGTAATCATCCCAGAGCTGCCGATACACATCAGGCAGCTTGACTCGAGGCGTGTAGCTCACTCAGTGTCCTTATGTGGCGAGCGGACATGCTCAATGATGAAGCCATCAGGTATCAGCTTGCCCCCGTCGCCATCGGACAATCCCTGCTGATCTCGGTAACCGTGCTTGGTCAGTGCCAGCTTGGATATCGAGGCGTTGAACTTACCTCCCAGCGCCTGATTGAACAGCGTAGCCTCTTGTTTCTGCATCAGTTCTCTAACGAGGTCGGAAAACTCAGCCTTCTCTTCGTCCTTCTGCCACTCGAATACTGTGTCTTTACAAACACCTAAGTGCGTTGCGAGGCTTGCGATCATGGGCATACGGTCGCCGTACTTCTCCTCGCTGAAGTTGTCGATGTAGTCCCGCGTGATCTCAAGGATCTCCGGGCAGTATTTTGATGGTCTTCCGCCAGCCATATCAGTACCCCTTGATGATCCTGTCCATCTGCAGATCTCTCAGTGACCGTGGCCGCTCTCTCGGCTTTGGCTTTGGCTTGGGTGGACGCTTGCCACCACGCATCGCTGCCGCAAAGTCACCGCGGTCGATGGCCTCGATCTCTTTCCTGCGTTTACTTTTTCGCATGGCGTCGCTTCCTGTTCGATATGTCTCTGATCAACCTCATGTCCTGCCGTGGTGCCGGCTGCTGCCATCCTACAGCATTGAACCGAAAGGTTTTATGGA